CTAGCAGTCACTGTAGATTTCTCTATTGAGAAAGCCATTTCAGCGAATGCGTTTGAAGTTGCATCACCCAATGCTTCAGCAGTCGCAGTTGTCATACCTTCAGATTTTGTGAAAGTTCCAGCTGGGCTGTCGTTTAAGATTGCAGGGTTAGTTCCAGAGTGACCACCAGCAGTTTGACCTGAAGTTGAATCACCAGCAGCATTTCTTCCAGAGAAGTCTGTATCTGCTTCGTCAAACATTGCTTCATTGCCTGTTTGTGAAGTGTATCTACTTCTCATTGCGAAGATAAGGCCTGTTGGACCTGTCATTGGTTGTACGCCAGCAATATCGTAAGCGATAAGGTTTGGCATAGCTCTTCTTACTAAGCTAATAAGGATTGGATCCCAGTTAGAGATACCAGAACCTGTAGCGTTAGTAGGCGCAGCTTCTGATAAGAATGCAGCGTCTTCTTTTTGTGCTCTTTCTTGGTTTTCCAAGATAGTAGCTGTAACGGCTCGTCTGTAAGAATCCGTGATTTTTGGTAAATCAGAATGCTCAAGTACAGGCTGCCATTTTTTTTCGTAAGTTTCAGATAAGTACATTATACTTTTCTCCCTCTATTGTATTACTTGACAATTTTAATGTCTTTTGTTTTGCTAATAGCGGCGGTATAAGCAGCCATACTGTTAGATAAATCAGCTGGATCTTGTTCGCTAGATTCACCTGCTACCGCTACATCATCTATATCAGTTGAAGACTCTTTTTTTGCTCCAAAGTAAGACTCTTTAATAGTTTTTACTTTAGTTCTAAAATCTTCCTCGTTTGAATACTCAACTTCCTCAGCAAGTTTGTTAAATTTCTCCTTAGCAGTATCAGCTAAATCAGCAGACGCCTCATCAATGATGTCTTGTCTTTTTAGTTCGCTGTTTGCTTTGTTCATTTCAACATTCTTCTGTATTTCTTCGTTAAGTTTTTTCTCAAGGTCTTCAATTTTAGACGCTTGGTCTTCTAGCACATCATATTTCTCATCTGGAACATCAATGTAGTGGTCTTCAAATAATTTTTTAAGTCCACTTATGAAGTCCTCAGCGATTTCACCTTTGATTCCACGCTCTACAGCTAGTTTGTTATCTTGCATCCATTCCTCAACAACATAGTTTAGGTATGAATCTACTTTTTCAACTAACTCAGATTTTGTGGTCTCAACTTCTTCTTTTAATTTCTCCTCGTAAGAAGCGTGCATTTTCTTTTTAGCTTCAGAAACTTTTGATTTTACTGCTGCTTCAAAGATTGTCGCTGCTTTAGATTTGAAATCTTCAGATAAGTCTTCGTCTTTAGTTAAAGCGTCAACATCAGCAGAAACATCAATAGTTTCGTCTTCTGTTTCTTCTTTGTGATAAGAAGCTTTCATGTCTTTTTTCTTTTCGTCTTCGTGTGACATTTCTTTCTTCTCGTCTTCTTTTGCGTCTTCTTTAACTTCGGATTTCTTCTCATCTGCCGTGTCAGTTTCTTCGCCCTCTTTTAACTTCGGCATTGCATCAGCAGCACCTTGGTTTTTTTGTTGAGCGTCACCAGAAACTTGACTCATTTTCTTTGTGGCGTCAGGATTGCTGTCTGTAGGTTTTACTACAGCTGCGCCTAAATCTTCGTGGTCTGCCATCTTGGCAATGTGCGAAGGCTCAGCCGCTACAGCATTCTTTTTCGGAGCGTCAGCTTGAGGATTAGCTTGATTTTCGCTAATTTCCTTTTCAGCTTGTGCTTCTACCGCCTCAATGTTTTTTTCTGTTTCGGCCATTAGAAATCTCCTTTTTTATTTTATAACTAGTTATAAATTTCCTTTGTAATGGATATTTATAAGATTAAAGTTTTGTAAGAAACGACTTGAACACATTTAGTTTCTTTTCTTCTAAAACTGTTCTTCTCGCCTCTTGGATTTGTTTTTTCCAAGATTCTATATCAACTTGTTTAAGAACACCATTGTCCCAAACCCATTCTCTACTTTCCATAATACCCTCTACGAAGGCATCAGGTGCACTTGGATCTGCTACAATATCTGCCGCTGTGGCAAGATAAAAGTCATCTTTTACAAAGTTAATTCCGTTTCTATTCATTATAGACCCCATACCTCTACTTGAAACACCAAGTTGAGCGCCCTCATCAATAAGACCTTTTACAATTTTACCGTAAGGAGTGTCCATAATTTTTGCTTCACCAATAAAATTATCGCCATCTGGTTTTAGTGATTTCACCATGTGTGATACTCGTTCCAAATTTACTGTTGGACCGTCAGGGTGACCTAATTCGCCAAAAGCCCTATTTTTATTGATAAATTCTTTACTATATCTGTTCACTTCTCTAACCAAAACTTCTCTCGGATAGACTCTTCCATTTCTATTTTTGATATTTGATTGTAAGAATACGCCTTTGATTTTGTATTCTTTCTTTCCGTTTTTTTCTTCTACTAGATATTCCGCTGATGCGACTTCTTCTGATATTAGTTTCATAATTCTCTCTCTTAACCTCTAATATTTATAAACTTTTTTACCTAAACTCTACAATAATCGTGTAATTATCGCCGTTTACAAAGTTTTTTGTTGATAATAAAACATCGCCTGTAGGTGTTGTAGCGTTGTTTGGTATCTCTGCTCCGTGTGTTCTTAAATCCCAAAAACCATTACCAGATAAGTGTAAAGCAGTAGCATTTGTTGCGCCATCCCATATCAATTCAATACCAGCCTTATTATTATTAGTGTTTATTGAGTAATAGATTTTACTAATTTTTCTATTACCATCTTCTGTCATAAAAGTTAATTCTGAAGCATCTACTTTTTTGACTAGAGTTTCACCAGTACCATCTGAGAAGTTTGTTAGTTTCGCAACAAACTTAACACCAGAGGTATCAGCTATCGTTTGTGATGTGACTGTATCTGCCATTAGTTGTATCCTGTTTCTTTGTGTGCCTCTATTACAAGATTATATTTACTTACATTAGAGTCACTTGATAGAAGTATATCTCCTACCACATCTTTTATTTTTTCTTCAGTAGGTTTCAAACCATAATTACCACGACCTGATAACTCTACTTTTTTTTCTGTGTCATTCTTAAAAAACACAGTGATTTTACCTGTACCAATTACCTCATAACGAATATGAGCCACCGATACTTTAGGCTCACTAGAAGCCTTATTTGAATTTACTACATCAACCAAAGTTTGTTCTTCTTCACTTCCGATACCATTAGAGTTGACAATGATATGAAAATCATTATCAACCAACTTTGTAGTTGATATTGTCATAATTAACTTCTCGGTGATCCAACTGCACTAGCTTTTGAAGTCGGACAAGTAATTTTTTCAGCTGGGTGTTTTTCTATGATAACAGTATCACCGTTCTCTAAATAGAATTGTCCAATTCCTGTAGTACCATCTGATTCTTCAAGTGTTCCAGTCGTGTCACCAGTCGCTGTAATTCTAACATACTGTGCTCTACCAAAATCATTGTCAGAGGCATTTGTGACAACATCACCTTTAACTATAAATGTTTGTGCCATTTTTATTTCTCTCCTAATTGTTCTATTGCTTCTTTATCAAAATAATCATAAAACTTTTGTGTATTAATATTATGAAATTCTGATACTTTTTCAACAGAATTTTCAAACTTTTCAATTATTGTTCCAGTTTCTTTGTCAATAAGTTTAAATACATCACCAATCGCTTCTTTCATCAATGGCGATAACTCATTGAAACTTTTTGAATCTATTAAAGTTTTATCTTTAACTATTCTACTTACCTGCATCCTCACCACCTTGTGTCAAGTCTATTTGAGCTTGTCCATCTTGGTTTGTTGTTGCCGATACACTACCATCTTGGTTAAAAGTACCAGCGTCAGCAATTTCAGGTTTTGGATCGCTATGTGGTTCTGCTTCAACTACTCCATTAAACAAATTACCAGCTAAATCTTTTCTATGATTGTCTAGTTGGTCACCCACTTTAACTCTTAACGCATCTTTAAATGCGTCACCAGCGCCAGCATTGTCACCATCTGCGATTTTATCTATAAAGTTTTTTACTTCCTCACTCATTATTTTTCTCCTATACTATTTCGTCACTGTTTGTGACTTGAGCCATTGGGTCTTGGATAACACCATCTTTAATTTCTTTTCTAATTTGTTTATCCATATCCTCAATTTCTCGTTCATTTTGTTTGAGTACATGCTTTCTAACATACTCTATTGAGAAGAACTTACCTATGTAATCTCTCATCTCATTTGCTAAAGCTAATCTTTCTCTTAATAATTCAGTTTGTTTTAATTCAGCAAAATGACCATCTTGT